GTTTAATACTGTGCAGTACATGTAAAGCACTAAACGAAAAAGAAGTTGAATACAGACATCCTGTTGAACGAAAAGAATGGAATGTTATTGTTTCTGGTCCAGTCAAGTATCCTGTATACAACATTGACAGTTACAACGATTACTTAACTGCACTAAATTCCAATGGACCCGAAATGTTCTGGATGAGTAGTAGCAATATATCTCCTACAATTCCTGATTTGTATTTTTTACATGAAAATGAATACGACAGAAAAACACATCATAGCTTCATTCATCAAGTTGACGGTAAAAACTATAGAAACGGTTTATTTTTAATTTCAAAACACAAGACTGTTACTGAAAAAGAAATAGAACATAGATTCATTGTCAACGCAAAAGAGTGGGACATAGTTACAAGTTGTCCAGTTGTTTATGATAAGTTTTATATAGAAACATTTGACGATTATATCGATGCGCTAGATAATACTAAAACTGAAATGTTTTGGGCGTTATCACACAACATTAAAATAAACGAAACTGAACTTGATAAAATCTATTTTACTCACGACAACGAATATGATAGAAAACAAAATCATGCATTTGCTCATAAAGATACTGACGAAATAAAATTTAACGGCGTATTCTTATTAAGCAAACATAAACCTATTACTGAAAAAGAAATAGAACACAGATTTATAGTTAATGCAAAAGAGTGGAATACTGTTGTATCTACAAACGGTCAATATGAAAAGTTTACTGTTAACAATTATAATGACTATTTAAATGCATTGGAAAATTCAAAAACAGAATTGTTCTGGGGCGTTCCTTCGGATGTAATTGTATTAAGTGATTTTAGATTCGATATGAATTTTAATCATTCAAATGAATATGATAGAAAAATAAATCATGTTATGTTTAACGGAGACTATAGAGACGGTGTTGTTCTTTTTAGTAAACACGCTGTTGCAACACAAAAAGAAGTTGATACAAGATTTTATGTAAACAAAAAAGATCATAATATTGTTGCATCGTATCCTAAGCCGTATGATTTCTTTTTTATCGACACGTATGATCAATATTTAGATGCTCTTGAAAAATCAGCTACCGACATGTTTTGGATGGGCACACATAATATAAAAATCTCTGATACGTTTAATTTAAACATGTACTTTAGTCATCACGAGACATTTGATAGAAACATAAATCACGTGTTTAAACATAAATGCGGTGACGAAATTTCGTTTGATGGATTATTTTTGTGTACTAAAAAAATAGTGTTAACTGAAAAAGAAGTAGAACACAGATTAATTGCAAAACGAAAAGAATGGGATATAGTTGCAAGTGGTCCAGTTGTTTATGATAAGTTTATTATAAAGAATTACGCCGACTATTTAAATGCAGTGCAAAACTCAAAAACAGAAATGTTTTGGTCAATTCCTGATGATGTTGACATTGCAAATAATTTTAAATTTGATTTGTATTTTCCACACAATCAATGGTTTGAAAGAAGTATACATCACATCTTTAAAAACGGCAGTGCATACGATGGCGTAGCTTTAATGAGTAAAAAACTTCCAGCAATTGAACACGAAGTAACACATAGATTTTATTTAGAAAAGAAAGAATACGACATTGTAGCAAGCAATCCAAAAACTTATGACATTGTGTTTATAAGCAAAGACGAAGAACATGCAGATACAAATTATAGTAAATTAAAAGAAAGATTTCCTAACGCAAAGCGTGTACACGGAGTACAAGGCATACACCAAGCACGACTTTGTTCGTCTGAAATGATCTGGGTTGTTGATGCTGATGCCGAGATTATTGATAATTTTAATTTTGATTACTATATTCCAACATACGACCCTGATAGTAAAAAAACAGTTCACGTTTGGAAATCACTGAACCCTATTAATAACTTAGTATACGGATATGGTGCAGTAAAGTTGTTACCTAAAGAGTTAACACTAACCATGGACACAACCAAGCCTGACATGACTACAAGTATATCTACATTGTTTAAGTCTATAAACCGTGTTTCCAATATTACTAAATTTAATACCGATCCGTTTAGTACTTGGAGAAGTGCGTTTAGAGAATGTGTAAAATTGTCATCAAAAACCATTGACGGCCAGCGAGACGAGGAAACTGATTTTAGATTAAACGTCTGGTGTACTCGTGGCAAGGATAAAGAATTTGGCGATTATTGTATTGCTGGTGCAAATGCAGGTAAGCAGTACGGTATAGATAATATAGGCAACATCGAAGCGTTAAGAAAAATCAACGACTTTGATTGGCTAAAAGAACAGTTTACGAAATTAAATCAACAATCTTAAAAACTGTGTCTAATTTTTGCTGATTTGCTTTACGTCTAAGAGTGTTGGCCAACCCAGTATGCAAGGGTTTTGGCCAACTTCCAAACTTAACCCAGGCATATCCGTCATGCTCATTGTTTAAAGTAGGAACAAATTCATGGTCAATTACACACAAGTATGTGTGAAATTTAAAATGTTCATCGTTACTTATAAATGTTTCCAACGGAATAACTTTTTTAATATCAGGCATAGTCCCTATTTCTTCAGTTATTTCTCGTTTTAACCCTTCCCACGGAGTTTCACGTTCTTCATTTGTACCGCCAACTAAACCCCAAACATTGTTTTGTTTAGATTGCGTTCTATGAAGTAATAAAAATCTACTAGTGGATAATGTATAAAACAGTGCACCGGAACAAACAATACTTTTCATACTAATAATTAGCGTTATGGAAACAGCGCCCAAGATCCTTGTGAATATTCGCCTTCGAAACTTTTAGTCCAATATTCGCCAGTCCATTTATACTGACTTCCTGTTGCTAGATTAGTTATAAAAATAGGATTTGCATTTTCACTTGCATCAAAAATAACATTCCACTGATCGCCATCCCACTCAATTATATCATTCTCGCCCGCCACTAACTCGCCAAACGGACTGTTTGTACTCTTCCATCCGTCTGCTCCGTCGTCGTTGTTGTCGTTGCCCACTTTGCTTAATATTAGTAAACGTAACCCTACAACCAATCTAGTAGTTGGGTTCCAACGTAGAGGATCAATAATGTAATCCATGCTAGTATAACTATTAGGATTTCTTGCACTACTAGTCAACACAGTATTTGCAGGAAATGTATCTTCGTCCCAATCGACAATTAACTCTGTTGGATCTAATGGATTAACAGTTATGTAGCCAATAATATATGTACCATCACCGTTTGAAATTCGTATCTGACTTACACCGGCAGTATAACATCCCGGTACTTGTTCAAATATTCCATTCCAATTTACAGTACCGACTTCGCCCTTGTCAATAACGTATGCTTTTCCGCCCTTGATATAAAGTCCTAATCCTAGTATACCAATACTACCATTTGCACTTCCTAATGCAGCAGGAACAAATGTTCGTTTAACGTTAAAGTCCATTTCTCCTGTTCCGGTATTTGGAAACTCTCCCTTATCGACTGTTGTTTCAACTGTTCCGTCTGCACCGACAGTTGTTCTTTCTTCACGAATAGTCCAGTTATTGTTTTCAAGTATACCTTGACCTGAACTTATTCCTAAGTCAATAGATCCAGTTGCTTCGTTGAATATACTTGTAATAATACTTGTAATAACTCCTAGACGTTTTACTTTTGCTGGTGGTGATATAAAGATAGGAGTACTAAATCCTAATGTAGCTATGTCTATCTCTGAGTCAACACCTACAGGAATACTTCTGCTGCTAAATGTAATACTTTCTAAATTTATTACGCTTAAACTAGTCCAGTCAACAAAGTTATCTGTTGTTTGTATTTCTAAACTAGGATTAAACAACATTAATATTTGTTCTAGTATTTGTAGTTTCTGATCTGTATTAGTTGTCCATATATCAACACTTACTGCTAAATTGTAAGGAGTAGGCATTAAACGTTCAACTGTGTAATTTTTGCCTTGGGTATTTAAGTACTCGTTTCCGCTAGTGTCATATGCACGTTCTCTAATGTGAACTTTACTAACATATGACGAATCACTGGTTCTACTTCTGTCCATTTCTAAACCAGTAACGTAAACTGCCATGCGAGGAGCACTGGGTATTTTGTTTTCAGAATTATCTCTCATAATACTAGCAACTTGTCTAGTCAGGTCGCCGTATGTTACCGGAACTTGTCTCAAGTCACCGTCTCCATCTTTGTACGAAAAGTTACTCATCATTCTAATAATTTGAGTTAAATATCTTCTTATTTGTCCGTCATAAAAATGCAAACTCATTATTTTTTATCCATCCAAGCTCTTTTTACACATTAATTATCTGCCTTTGGTCTAAGAGCCTTTGACAAACTCTGTCTTTCATCAACTGTATCATCACACACAGTAGTTGTGTTAATATTATTAATAAACGTACCTTTTTGTGTGTTTCTAGTTGTTGTATTACTTAGTGTTGTTCTTACGTTGTCTTCCATTTTAACCCAGCGAGTTCCGTCAAATCTAAATAATCTATTTGGCATAAAATCTAATCTTAAAAAATAATCGCCTTTTGTTGAATTTAACGGAAACGTAATACCGCTACCAAATGCTTCACCGTTTGGTGCTAAACCGTCGCCAAGTAGATATCCCGAATACCCACTACGTTCGGGTGTCTGATTTACTCTATCTGCTAACTCATTTTGTGTCGATGCATCTAGCGTAGTTAAATCTGTTGTTATTAATTCCGTATGACCTCGTTCATCGACTTGTAATGTATAAAAATGACTAGTATCATATCCACTACTTGCTGCATCTGCTTCTGCTTGTGCAATAACTGCGTTGTTGATTTGCATATCAATTTCAAACGTACTAAGTACATCTCTTAATGTATTTCCTGCTTCATCTCCTGCAGGTAAATCGAGTATATCTTTATACTCTTGACTATCAATTATTTGTTTTAATTTTAATCTGTATAAATGCGGATACCATGTTTGGCTAAATCCCTCGGATGCTCTGTTTACATCTTCTACTACATAAAAACGTTTTAACGCAACTGAATAATCGTTAAGCGCATACTCGTCGACTAAATGTGGTAGCTCAATTACATCACCTGGCATGACTTTTCTACCTAATGTCTTAACACTGCTGTTTATATGCACTGTTAAAAACAGTGTGTCATTACTTAAAAATAATCCAAACTGACTTAAATTAAAATCGTTATCCTGAACATTGTATACCCCGCGGATCCGATATATGTCAGCATCGTATTTTCTGTCTCTATTTTCTAAAAATAACATATCTTGAATGTTAGTTTCTTTTATTGTAGCGTACTGAGGTTGATCTGCGGTTGCATTTTCATTGGATGGATTTTTGGTTCCAAGATACTTGTGTATAAACAAGTCGGTTCCGCCGATGCTGAATTGTTCGTTGATAATTCTATCAAGGAATTCGTAATCGGCTGTTTTGTTCGGGCGGTAAAGACTTAATCTAGGCATATACATATTTATCGTTACGATAAATACTATTGGAGACAACACAAAATGGTAGATAATAATTTAGTCACACAAAAACAAGAAGTGTTTGATTATGTACACACTATGTTAGGCGGCGGCATGATTGATGTGGAACTAGATCCAGTACACTACGAAGCAGCTCTAACCAAAGCCTTGAGCAGGTTTCGCCAGCGCAGTGAACACGCTGTTGAAGAAAGTTACATATCATTAAAACTCGTTGAGGACCAAAATGCTTATATTTTACCTCCGGAAGTTATCGAAGTTAGACAGATATTTAGACGCAGTGTAGGATCACGCAGTGGTTCAGGTGACGGTAGCAGTTTGTTTGAACCATTTAATCTAGCATATACAAACACATATTTGTTAGCAGGTAGTGGAATGGGCGGACTTGCAACATACGAGCTATTTGCAGGACAACAAGAGTTAGTAGGTCGCATGTTTGGTAGTTTTATAGAATTTACGTGGAATTCTGTTACTAAAAGACTAACACTGTTACAGCGCCCTAGAGCAGGCGAAGAAGTGTTGATATATTCATATAATTATAGACCCGACGGCCAACTTCTACAGGACTATCTAGCTAAACAATGGATTAAAGATTATACTCTTGCTGCCTGCAAATACATGTTAGGAGAAGCAAGAGAAAAGTTTGCCACTATTGCAGGTCCACAAGGCGGAACTAGTCTTAATGGAACATCGCTAAAAGCCGAAGCACAAGCTGAGTTAGAAAAATTAGAGAATGAAGTATTTACAGCAGTACCCGGTGGTACTGGATATACTTTCTTAATAGGATAACAGATGAAAATAAGAGATATCATACAGGAACAAAAAGAACCTAAGCTAACCGGATCTACAAAAAATCTGCCAGCAAGAGTTACTAATCCGTTGCCAAGTGTGTTTATACAAAAACAATTGCGTAACACAGATCCTTATATGCAATACAGATACGGACTTGCAGTTGCTTCGGCAAGGGCTTTACAAAACGGTGACATACAAGGAACCGATTTTGAACAAGAATCTGAGTGGGCTGAAAATTTAACACAAGTTAGCTTTGTTCCTGAAGATGACGAAACTGTTGCATTAGCAAGTAAGTTAATGGGAGTTACACCAAAGAGGATTGCTGCCTCAAAAAGTTTAGAAACAGCTAGTACAAATACAGTAAGCCCTGTGGCAAAAAAGAAACCAAATAAGTACGGTGTATAACTCTTGACAAAAGTCTTATATTTTGTTACTATAAGAAAATTGATAAAACACGAGGAATAAATGAGTTTACCAAAGTTACTTGTAATTGGGCATGGTCGACATGGCAAAGACACAGTCTGCGAAATACTTCGAGACAAATACGGGTTTAGCTTTGAAAGCAGTAGTCAGTTTTGCAGTAAACTTTTTATCTTTGACATGTTAAAGGACAAATATGGATATTATAATGAAGAAGAGTGTTATGCTGACAGACATAGTCACAGAGCAGAATGGTATGATGCTATCTGCAATTATAATGTTCCTGATGCAGCTAAGTTAGGTCAAGAAATTTTTAAAGCTCACGACATTTATTGCGGTTTACGTAATAAACGTGAATTCTTTGCTATGAAAAATACAGGAGTATTTGACTATGCAATTTGGGTTGACAGAAGTATGCACCTTCCTTTGGAATCAACTGACAGCATGAGTTTGGAACAATGGATGGCAGATTATACAATAGACAACAATGGTAGTTTACAAGATCTAGAATTTAATACAACACAACTGTTGTCTTTTATTCTTTAACTACGCATTTTTCTACCTGTAAACCACAAAATTCTCCGGATATAAGCTAAATAATAATAGCAACAACTATCCACAAGGAGAAATAAACAATGGCATTAGTATCACCGGGTGTACAGGTATCAGTAATTGATGAGAGTTTCTATACTCCTGCTGAACCAGGTACTACACCTTTAATTTTTGTAGCTACAAAAGAAAATAAAGCTAATCCGGGTAATACAGGCATAGCACCCGGTACATTAGCAGCAAATGCAAATAAAGTATACTTGGTTTCGTCACAAAGAGAATTATCTGAAACATTTGGCGATCCGTTATTTTATACCGATGCAAACAACAATCCAATTCATGGCGGCGAGCAAAACGAATACGGTTTGCAGGCTGCCTATTCATATTTAGGTGTATCAAACAGAGCATACATTGTAAGAGCCGACGTTGACTTAGCTGCTATTACTGCAAGTGCAACTGCTACAGCAGGTGATCCAACCAACGGATCGTACTGGTTCGATATTGACAATTCGTTCTACGGTATTTTTGAATGGAACGGTGCCGCAGGAACAACCACAGGCGGACAAAGTTTTTCAAATAAAGTTCCAACTGTAATCACCGATACAACAAAGGTTGTTGACTTTGACGGTGAAGACTACACACCAAAAGGTAGCGTAGGTGCAGTTGGCGATTACGCTGTTGTTGCTGTTACAAATGTAAACCGTATGTGGTTTAAAAACTCGGGCGGTGTATGGGTCGAAGTAGGGTCTGCTGCATGGAAAGCAAGCTGGCCAGTTGTTACTGGTACAAACAGTAACCCAACACTGGTTACTGGTAGAACTATAAACTTTGACTTAGCAAGTGACAGCTCGGGTGTAGTACCAGTAACATTAGCAGGAACAACATTGTCGTCATTGGTAACTAGTATTAACTCAGCAATGACCGGTACTGGTGTAAGTGCAGCCGTTGTAAACAGCAGACTAGTAATTTATAATAACGGATCAACTAGCGATCTGTTATCTATTTACGGCGATGACGCAACCTTTACACTACTAGGAATTGCACAAAGCGATTATTATTCGCCACGTTTAAATATTGCTCCGCATACTTCTGTTCCAGAATTTAAAACAAACGATGTACAACCACGTCCATCCGGATCAGTATGGGTTAAGACCACAAGTCCAAACCTTGGTGCTAAGTGGAGTGTAAAGCGTTACAGTTCCGACACTGAAGTTTGGAGCACTATACCTGCACCGATTTATGACACAAACCATGCTGCTATCTATAGTTTAGATAACGCAGGCGGCGGTGCAAATCTAGTCGAAGGCGACATCTACATTCAAAGCAACATAGCAGAAGATAGTGCTAGTGCTAAACTAGCAACATTTAAGTTGTTCAGAAGAAACGCATCTGGTGCTACAAGCATTAGAAGTTCTAGAGTAACTGCAAGCACATTCCCTGCAGGTTCGTGGACATTCACAATAAGCGAAAGCACAGTGAATTCGGCAACTATGTCAAGCGCATCGACTATTTCGTTCACGTCAACTGGCGCAGTATCTGATGCAGACCTTATTGCAAACGCAATTAATGCAGCCGCACTAACTAACGTAACTGCAAGTGTAGATTCACAAAACAGAATTACTATAAGCCATGCAACCGGCGGTGAAATGAGACTTGTAGACGGAACAAGCGATCCACTAGGAAACATGTTTGCAGTTTATGATGCAACTGATCCATCATCAACAACAAACTTCTATGATGCTCCGGATGGTACAGCAGGAAGTTACGTTGCTACTCTTTGGAAAACACTAACATATACTGCAAGCGAAACAGAACCAACTACTACACCAGCAGATGGCGCACTGTGGTATAGCAGTGTAGTTGATGAAGTGGATATAATGATTCACAACGGTACTACATGGGTCGGTTATCAAAACTTCAACGCATCTTACGCAGACTGCGATCCGCTAGGACCAATCGTTGCTGCAACTCAGCCGACTGAGCAGTCAGATGGTAGTAGTTTAGTTGACGGCGATTTGTGGATATCCACTGCTGACACTGAAAACTATCCTGGAATCTATCGCTATAACGGATTAACAAGCAAGTGGGTACAACTAGACAAGTCAGATCAAACTACTGAATCCGGTGTGCTATTTGCTGATGCTCGTTATAATACAGCAGGTGCCAACAGCGACGAAGCAGGCGATATTGCTGATCTTCTAACAAGCAACTACTTAGACCCAGATGCACCAGATCCTGCACTGTATCCAAAAGGTATGCTACTGTGGAATCTACGCAGAAGTGGTTTCAACGTAAAACGCTTTGAGCGTGATTATATCGACGTCAACGCTGAAAATATCAGATTTAGTGATCAGTCAATGGCTAGTTACTATCCGAATCGCTGGGTAACTGAATCTGCTAACAACGAAGACGGATCAGGTGCGTTCGGTCGTGTAGCGCAACGTAAAGTAGTTGTACAAAAACTACAAGCAGCGGTTAACAACAACGACGAAGCTCGTGATGACGAAACAAGACTGTTTAACTTAATTGCAACTCCTGGATATCCAGAATTAATTGGTGAAATGATTAGTCTAAATTACGATCGTGGATTAACAGCATTCGTAGTTGGCGATAGTCCAATGAGACTACAACCATCAACAACTGCAATTAGTAACTGGGCGTCTAACGTTAACTTAGCAGTCGAAGACAATGACATCGGTCTTGTAAGTCGCGACGAATACCTAGGTGTATACTACCCAAGCGGATTTACATCGGACAATGCAGGAAATAACATTGTTGTTCCGGCATCGCACATGGTACTACGCACTATAGCACTTAACGACCAAGTTGCTTATCCATGGTTTGCACCAGCTGGTACAAGACGTGGCGGAGTAACCAACGCATCTGCAACAGGTTATATTAGTGCTGAAGGTGAATTTGTAAGTATTGCACTAAACGAAGGTCAAAGAGATACACTATACCAAAACAATGTAAACCCAATTACATTCTTAAATGGTGCAGGACTAGTAGTATTTGGTCAAAAGACTCGTGCAAGAAATGCAAGTGCGCTTGACAGAATTAACGTTGCAAGACTAGTAATTTACTTACGCAGTCAACTTAAAACACTTGCGAAACCATACATTTTCGAACCAAATGATAAAATCACACGTGACGAAATCAAACAGCAAGTTGAAAGTTTACTAGTCGAGCTAATCGGACTAAGAGCAATTTATGACTATCTAGTAGTGTGTGACGAATCAAACAACACACCAAACAGAATAGATAGAAACGAGTTGTACGTAGATATTGCAATCGAGCCAGTAAAGGCAATTGAATTTATTTACATTCCGCTACGCTTGAAGAACACAGGAGAAATCGCAGGATTATAAGTCGTTTTATAGGGGGAGACTAAACTCCCCCTATAAATGATAAATACTTGTGATAAGGAGTTTATTATATGGCAATCTCATCATTAAGCAAAATTTCGGTTCCATTAGCAACCAACGATAGTGCTAGTTCTCAAGGCCTTTTAATGCCTAAACTACAATATCGTTTTAGAGTATCATTAGAGAATTTTGGTGTATCAACTCCAACTACTGAACTTACAAAACAGGTTGTGGATGTTACTAGACCTCAGATAACTTTTGAAAACATGGAAATACCAGTGTACAATTCAAAAGTTAATCTAGCTGGCAAGCACACTTGGAACCCAATTACACTAAACCTACGCGAAGATGTAAACAACAACGTACAAAAACTAGTAGGCGAACAACTACAAAAGCAATTTGACTTTATGGAACAAGCTGCGGCTGCAAGCGGTCAAGATTACAAGTTCTTAACAAGAATTGAAATTCTAGATGGCGGCAACGGTGCTTTAACTCCAAATGTACTTGATACATGGGAAATATACGGTTGCTACGTTAGCGAAGCAAACTATAACACATTAGCATACGCTAACAATGAACCAGTTACAGTTACATTAACTATTCAGTATGACAACGCTGTACAAACACCAAACGGAACAGGTGTAGGAACATCAGTAGGAAGAACACTAGGAACCTTTGTAACCGGTGCCGGTTAACAATAAAACTAGTTAGATTGCCATTAAGGGGGCTTAGGCCCCCTTTATCTTTATGTACGTATATAATTAGTAAGATAAATATTATTATGGGAATATTCGACGGATACTTTGATAACTTTATAAATTTTGGCGGACCTAAGGGTAACTTAGGCGATTACCAACACGCGGCAAGATTATATGTTGACAACAACATGCGACTTGCACCTAAATTCAAACACCTTTACCATATTGTGTTTAATATAGAGTCAGAGGTACAACAGCTAATGTCTCCACTGTTTGGTGGAGTAGATAAAAAAGAAATTAACATTCTAGCAAAAAGTGCAGATCTTCCAAAATTTAATATAGATACTCAAACAGTTAATCAATACAACAGAAAAAAGATTGTACAAACAAAAGTAAATTACCAGCCAATAAACATAGCGTTTCACGATGACAATGCCGGATTAACAACATTGTTTTGGGAAACTTACTTTAGATATTACTTTACTGATCCGAACTATGTTGAAAAAGATGCAGCAGGTAATCCGGGAGGAGTTCATGCTCCGTTTGCAAAAGCACCTGGCGGATTAAACAATGCATATGGTAACTCGACTGTTGTAGCAAATAAGTTTGGGTTGGACAGATTTGGTAAAAAACAAAACTTTTTTAAAGATATACAAATATTTCAGTTTTCACCACAAAACGGAAAATCGTCGTACACTGCATTTACTTTAATAAATCCTTACATAACTGGATTGCAACATGACAGAGTAGATCAAGGTGCAGGCGAATTAACCGAAACCTCGATGACCATCGAATACGAAGCAGTAACATATGCAAGAGGATACACAGTTCCAGGTAGTTCACCGACTGGATTTGCAGAAACACACTATGACAAGATTCCTAGTCCGTTATCAAACAGAAACGCTGTTACTTTATTTGGAAGACAAGGTATACTTGCTGGTGTAGATAATATAATTTCCGACTTTAAAAACGGAAATATCTTATCATCAATTGTAAAAACAAGCAACTTGCTTACAAATGCATCGCAAATTACACCAACACAGATACAATCAGAATTAGGATCTATTGTAGGAGGCGTAACAGGGCAAGCATTAAACAACACTGTGTTTCCGTCTTTGGCAAGTAATAGTCCTAGAAGTGTAGCTGCACCTAAATCGTTCTAAAGGAATCAACATGTCAAGCATTCAAACGTTAAACAAAATCACAGATAGTGCAACCCCTACTAAAGAGTTTTTTAGCAGATATTTTAACGAACCTATTTCGTACCCTAGCAATCAAGTTGACGCTGTTGTAGGATTTTTCAAAAACAAAGGATTTGACGAGGTAGCAGCGTTAAGTGTTTCGACTATATTACTACAACAAGCCAAAGTTGACCAAGTAAACGTATTTGAGTTACTCGACGGATTAAAAAAATACAACAAGCTACAGTTAAATGGATTAGTTGCTGCAATTTTAAATGCCAATCGTTCTCGATTGAGCAAGCTAGGCTACAAAGAGCAAGATAATACTGCTTACGTTGAAAAAAGAAATATCTTATACTAATGCCTAGATTTGCACAAGGAAAGTATAATCTACAAAACCCAGACAAATATGTAGGAAACCGAACACCAACATATAGAAGTAGCTGGGAATTTGCATTTATGCGTTTCTGTGATAGTCATCCAAATGTAAACAAATGGGCAAGTGAAGCAATAAAGATTCCTTATAGAAATCCATTCACAGGAAAATATACAATTTATGTTCCTGATTTTTTTATTTCGTATGTTGATGCAAATGGAAAATCACATGCAGAAGTAATTGAAGTAAAACCATTAAACCATACCATTAAAGAAAAACTAGGACGCAGTAAAAGCAACCAGGCGCACTATGTATTAAATCAAGCCAAATGGGAAGCTGCTAGAGCATGGTGCAAACAGCAAAACATTACATTTAGAATTGTAAGTGAAGAAGACATTTTCCACCAAGGCAAAAAAAGATAAATAATAGTAGCATATTATAGGATACTATTATGACTAAGA